ATATAGACAGAGCTATAGTAGGAGAAAAAGCATTTTTAGAATGTAAGACAACAAATAGTTTTTCTATAAAAGAATGGGAAAATGGAGTTCCACTTCATTATGAAATACAATGCTTACACTATATGGCTGTCACAGGAGCTACACATTGTTATATAGCAGCACTTCTTGGAAATGAAAAGTTTGTATGGCACAAGATAAATAGGGATAATGAAGTAATTAAAAATCTAATGAAAATAGAGAGTGAATTTTGGGAAGAAAATGTATTAAAAGACATTTTACCAATTCCTGATGGTTCAGATGCTTATAGTGAGTTTCTGAAAACAAGGTATAAAAACTCAGTAAAAGAGAAAATAGAACTAAATCTACTTGAAGATGGTATATCAAAGTTAAAAAGATATGATGATATAGTTTTACAAATGAAAGAACTAAAAGGAGAGAAACAGCTAATAGAACAAGAAATACAAAGTGAAATGAGAGAGTTTGAGTTAGCTACATTAGGCGGAAGAATAATAACTTGGAAAGGAGCTACTAAAAGGTCCATTGATACCAAGAGATTAAGAGAAGAAATGCCTGATATAGCAGAAAAATATACAAATATAAGTTCATACAGAACATTCAAAATAAAATAGGGGGTAATATATATGGCTAGTGAAAAAGCAAAAGGAGCATTAGAAAAGAAAGTTTCAGGAGCAAATACAGTCAAGGTAAGTCCAAGTAAAGGTATGGAGCAACTTATGAATAAAATGGCAAGTCAGATAAAAAAAGCTTTACCTAGTATGGTTTCAAGCGAGAGATTTCAAAGAGTTGCCCTAACAGCTTTTAGTAATAATCCAAGGTTACAATCATGTGAACCTATGAGTTTTATAGCAGCAATGATGGAATCAGCTCAATTAGGTCTTGAGCCTAATACGCCTTTAGGTCAAGCATATTTGATACCATATGGAAATAAAGTGCAATTCCAAATTGGGTATAAAGGTCTTTTAGAATTAGCACAAAGAAGTGGAAAGATAAAAACTATATATGCTCATAAAATAAGAGAAAACGATAAATTTGAGATTAAATATGGGCTTCATCAAGACTTAGTTCATGAACCTAAATTAAATGGTGATAGAGGGGAAATAATTGGATATTATGCAGTATATCATTTGGATACAGGAGGACATAGTTTTTCTTTTATGACTAAAGAGGAAATTATAGAATTTGCAAAGAGTAAAAGTAAAAGTTATAGTAGTGGACCATGGCAAACAGATTTTGATTCAATGGCTAAAAAGACAGTTATAAAACAGTTATTAAAATATGCACCACTTAGTATAGAATTACAAAAAGCTATGGTAGGTGATGAAACAATAAAATCTGAAATAGATGAAGATATGAGCATGGTCGTAGATGAAAGCGAAAGTTTAGAAGTTGATTTCGAAGTAAAAGAAAATATGGATGGTAAAGTTAGTGTGGAAGAAGCTATAAATGTTGATTAAGTAGGTGAGGCACCTTGAATGAAGATAAGTCAGTTATAGAGAAATTAAATATATTAAGTGGTGGATACGGTCTTATGCCAAGAATAATAGCAAGAGATAGGTGGTTGACAGTTGGCGCTAGAATGCTGTATTCATATCTAACTAGTTTTGCAGGGAATGATGGAACATGTTTTCCATCTAGGGATTTAATTTGTTATGAACTAGATATATCAAAAGACACATTTACAAAGTACAAAAAAGAGCTAGAGATGAGTGGCTATATAAGGGTTCATAAGAATAAATCCAAACAAGGCAAGATGCAAAACAATATATATGAAATAGTATTTGATAGAACTTATATAGATGAATGTATTTCTAAGAGAGGTTTAAAAGAGGAGAAAAAGAAGAAAAAGCCATGTACTAAAAAGCAAGACACGGAACCGTATCCTAAAAATGTAGACATGGAACCATGTCCTACTTTTCCGGACACGACTCAGCCGGACACGGAAAATATGGACACTAATAGTAACAGTATTAATAGTAACAGTATTAATAATATGTATATAGTAAAGCAACCTGTGGATAACTTTTTAAAAGAATTTAAGAAGCTGTATGAAGAAAATATAGGAGTAATATATCCAGTTACAGCTGAATGGTTATTAGAAGTATCTAATGAAGTAGATATAAGAGTATTTAAAAGAGCTATAGAGATATGTGCTGAAAAGATGAATATGAATCTAGCATACTTAAAAGGTATCCTTAAAAAATGGAAGGATGCAAATATTACTACATATGAGCAACTGGAATCATATAGATTACAGCAAGAAAATAAGAAAACAAAAAAAGTAGTTAATAACCATGTGAGTAAAAATAAGTTTGCTAACTTTGAACAAACATTTACTAAGTATTCAGAGAATGAGCTTGATGACATTATTAAGAAAAGCCAAAAAGAGAAGTTTGGAGTAGGAAGTTAAAATATTGGAGGGATGAAAGATGGAGTTAAAATTTAGAGAATGGAATAAAAATGGTAAAGAAATGTATAGTTATGATGAAATGGTGTGCTATTCTAAAAATTTGCTTAGAGAGTGGGTTTATAGTGGTGTTTATTTACCAACAAGCAATGAAAATTTTGAGGTTATGATATACACAGGTTTGAAGGATTGTATTAGAAAAGAAATCTATGAGGGTGATATTGTTTCATACATCTTATCATTTGAAGAATTTATAGGAGAGGTAAAATTTGAAGAAGGTTTCTTTGTAATAGATAATGAAGTGCTAGGAGAATGCGTTGGGTTATTTCATGAAATTGCAGTGGTTAAAGTTATTGGCAATATATATGAAAATCCTGAGATGTTAGAAAAGATAAGGAAACCTAAAGTGTTGGAGGTCTAAAAGTGAAACATGAGTGTAAGAAACTTTTCTTGGAATGTGATAAGGGAAGTTTTGAGATAAATGATACAAGAATTGGAGAAGTAATGTTCGAGAGTACAGAAATAGACAATCCGTTTGAGAGAGTAAAATATGAAGGTAAAGCTACTTTTGAAATAGTATCTGGATGGGAGTATCTACAAAGAGAAATGTTGTGGCTTAAGATATTGCATTTATCAGCAGTTGTAGCAAAAATAATGCAATATAAAATGTTAGGTATTTTAATAAGGGAGATGTAATAAAATGGCTAAAATTTGGATGGATGCAGGAACGTTTTTAGAAAAAACTATTGATATAGAAGATATGTTTGAACTTAATTTAAGAGCAATAAGAAAGAGAAATGAAAAAATAAAAAATGAAATTGAGAAACAAATAAAATATGAAGATTCAGAAATAAAAACTACAAATCGTGGTGGACCAGGAAAAATTATAAAAATTTTCAATATAAATACTGGAGAGGTAAAGATTCTTAAGAGTGCTGAAGAAGCAAGTAGATATATAAAGGTTAGTCGTAGCTATGCAAGTTATTTAGCTAGAGAAAATAAATCAACTGAGGATGGTTGGAAAGCAGAGTATATTCAAGGAGCGACAGATGGTATTAGCAAATGTGGAACAAGTAATTAAGTTAGCTGAAAAGATATTAAATAAGAAAAAGTGTTCTGTTAATAAAGCTATTGATATAGCTATAAAAATATTAAGTAGGTATGAGTGTGAGGGGATGTTAGAAAAATGAATATATTAGCTATTACAATGCTTATAATAGGAAGTTTTATAGCTGGTAGAGTTTATGAGTATAGATTGAATCTAAAAGAGTGTGAAAATTGCGACAATAAAAGAGGTGTATAAGAATGGATGATAGATTAGAAATTATAAATGCTTCTGTAAATTATATACAGATGATATGTGAAAGTTCAAATATAGCTATTATAGCAGAGCGAGGAAGAGTTAGAATATTAGATTTAGAAACTAAAGAAAAATATGATTTATTAAAAAATAAACTCGAGGAAATGTTAGAAGAAATATAAGTGAAAATATCTAATTAAGACAGTTTAGAGAGTTGCAAAATGTCTTTTGGTATAAATTATTGTTGAAGTGTTTTGTGACTCTCAAAAATGAAAATAGAGAGGGGAATAATATAATGGATTTAAATAAAATTATGAATGATGCACTAGTAGAGTTAGAGGAAAATGGCTTTGTAGAGGAAGTAGTTAAAAAACAATTGGCAGAAACAATAAAAAGAGTTGTGAATGAGGTTTTTGGAAATTGGGGTGATTTTAGTAAAAAAATTGAAAAACATCTAAGTGAAAATATAAATATAAATTTAGATAAATTAGATATACAAAAATATAATGTGCTCGTAGCAACTACAGTAAAAGAAAAGATTGATATGACAATGAAGGTAGAAGCTATTGAACACTTAAAAAGAAATTTAGATAACATGCTTGTAGGTGCTGAAAAAGAATATAAAATGAGCGAATTGTTGGAAATATTAAAAATGGATAAATATGATATTGATGAATATGAAGGCTATGAAGATTGCATAACATTTATTCTTGATGAAAATAAATATGGTTCGGGATGGATTGAAATTGATAAAGAACCAAATAAAAGTAAATACAGATGCGAACACTCCATATTGTTGAGAAAAGATGGAACTATTGCATCATATAGATACGAGAATAGAGAAATATCATCTAAAGATATAATGAGTGGATTTGATAATTTTGGAGATTTGCTATTTAAAATATTTGCTCATGGGTCAAAAATAATTTTGGATTTAGGAAATGATATAGAAGATTATGATTTAACAAATGGAGAAGATTATTAAAATAGGGGATGGAACAAATGTCAAAGTATGTATTGAGATGGCAAATAGGATTATCGTTAGAAAATAGAAAAATACATTATACATATGGAAGTAAAGAAGCTTTAAGAAAGAAAGCAAAGGCATTGGCTAAAGATGAAAATATAGTACTAATAACTATAGATAAGGTAGACGAAGTTATAAAAAATACTATAAGCGAGAAGATTATAGAACGCTTTAAAAATTTATAAGGGGTGAAATTATGATAATACACAAATTTATAATACATGTTTTAGATAAGAACAGCGATACACCAATACTAAATGATTTTGAAGGTAGAGTTAGTCAAGATATGGACCTATTTTTTCAAAAGAAAATAAGCAAAGTATCAAGAGATAATGACATCAGAACAGCAGTATTTAATGACTATAGTAACAATCTAATTAAGAAGTGTTGTGAACAAATTATTTATGATGAAAGTTCATTTTTAAATAACTCTAAAGAGATTGCAGCTTATTTATTTGATGTTATGAAATTGAATGCTACATTAGAATCTTGCGACTTAGCAATTTGCTTATACTCTCAAAAAGATGAAAAGAAAGTTGCTATATTAAAACTTGATTACAATAAGTCATATACTCATTCAATTGAGTTTGAAGATGATAAATTTAATATACAGATGTCTAAAAATGAAATTAACATACAAGAGACTAAGA